GTGGACGTCTTTTTCTTCATCGAGGTATTCAAAGCCATAATTGCTATCCTTGCAAAACTTTTTGATATACGGAACAAGACCAACATAGATCTGTTTGGTGTTTGTATTTAACAGACGAATCTTACCATCCCAGTATTTGTTTCGAAAGGCTGGTGAAAATTGATATCCTGGAGTTGTGAATGTAAAGAAATCAGACATCTCTCGAATGATGCCATCGTCAGCATGAACCTGAACATAAACATTACTGACTTTTTCAACCACAACGTGTTCAATCATCGAGCACCTTGGATAAACTTCTCCCAACCCATGTACTCTTTCAATTGCCATGTGCGATTGTTCAGTTCTTTCATGACATTGGTGCAAAAGTTTGCAGACTCTTCGTGATATGCTTTCTTGCGTTTGAGTTTGTTTAGATCATCATCGCCATCAAGATAAACTTGCATATCTGATTTAAGAGTGAATCGAAATGGCTCCCAACCAAGTTTATCCAATTCATCTTGGTCTAACTTGCCACTGTAGTACATCCACTTGAGTTTCTTTAATTTGTCAAACTCAAGTGATGCTCGTTTGGCTGCAAGATTGTGCAGTGACAAGTATTTGTTATACTTGTTGTGAATCAATGGAATACGCAAGATCTCTTTGCCAGGTTCCGTAGTGTCTACTTCGGAATCCTTTTCCCATTGCTGCATTAATTCTTCGAGAGGAGGTGTTTCTATCTTCATGACAATATCATATAACAATCAATTCAAAAAAACAAACTATTGTATAGTTGTTATTGCTCAAATTAACCAGTATACTACCTATGTCTGGTTTCGGCGGGATACTTTAAGTCTCTATATTCTCTCATAGTTATAATAAGAGAATCTAAACGTGGCGTCTGCCGTCATGATATTTTCTGCAGTGTCGCCAGTGCTAAATGTGATTGTTGAAAGACTTGTAGGAAACACATCAGCAAATTTAATTCTGAAACTTGGATTATTTTTGTTTGTGAAGAATGTCAATGATGCATCAGAATATACTGGTGGCTGTCTTGTAAGATTGCTTCTTGCAACGACTCCAGGTGATTGTCTTGATAAGTTCACATATTCTTCGAAGTTTGTTGGAAAGGTTAGTCCTCGAATCCAATCATGAATCTCAGTCCACGTTTCAAGATCTTCGTTGATCAAGAACGTTACATTGAATGTATCATAGATGAGTTTTTCTCCAGGATGATACAAATCAATAAATGGTGTTGGACGAACAATTTCTGTTAGTGATATTCCAGGAAAATTTGCAGATTGACAAAAATAAGTCAATCCGCGAAGACGCTCAAATGTAACTCTAAACTTTGTACTTTGCAATAAATTAATATTGCTTGGATTTCGGTTTAATGCAGTCATGCGTCATTTCCTTGGTGAATACAATTATTTATACAAAAAAAAGAGGGGGCTTTGCAGCCCCCTCTCCAGTTTTTTACCTTATTGTTTTTATACAGTCGGTAATAACTATTACTGGTTGATATTCTCAACCTGGAAGCGACGGTAGTACATATTCGTGTTGTTTGCGAGTACACCGAGACCTGCTCCTGTTGCGAATGGATTTGCAACGAGACCGTAACGAGTCTTGAATCCAACTTTTGGTTGGTAAGTCGTTGGGTCGATTGCGCGTACCATTTGTAGCGGAACGTATGGGCAGTAGAACAAGCCAGCGTCATAAGGATTTGCACCCTTATAGCCAACAACAACGTAGTCTGTGCCAGTTACAGAATATGGGTCAACATAAACTTTGATACGACCGAATAGTGTACCAGCGAATGTGTTGCCTGTATCGTCAACTGCTAGATTTGTGTTGTTTGACAATGCTGAGTTGTAGTCTAGAAGACCTGTCATTGCAAGAGCTGATGCAACATCCGTTGATAGGATGAGGATGTTACCCTTACCGCGACGTGTGTCTTTAGCAATCTTATTAGCTGCTCTTTCAACAGCAAACAAAATTGACTTATACTTTTCAACTTGCCAGCGACCTGATGTGCCATTGTTTGCAGCATCGAGGTTTAGGTTCATTGTTGCTGTTGCAGCACTTACGATACCTACGTTTGAAGTTGCATAGATCGTACGAACAACTTCGCGGTTGATTTCTGCGAGAATTTCAGTTGACAAAATATTTGTCAATTCTGTTTCTGCGTCTAGACCGTGAATTGCCTTTAGATCTTGTGCAAGTTCTAGCGTGTAAGCTGCTTGCAAGCCACGTGACTTGGCTGTTACAGCAACGCGATCGATTTGGAAACCCATGTAAGCAAGGGTCTTGTCTTCGAAGTTTGCTGTTGAATCGCCTGTACCAGTGTTTGCAAGTTCATACTTGGCAATGTTTGCGCTCAATGTTGCAAGTGGAGCAGCTCCAGCGACACCAGCGAATCCAGTGTTTGCTTCATTGTAGAGTGCTTCGCCTGTAACGTATGTTGCGTTTGCGTATTGTGAGCGCATTGCGAAAATCAAACCTGTTGGACCTGTCATTGGCTGAACGCCGCAGATGTCATAAGCCATTAGGTTTGGAAGTGCGCGGCGGACTAGACCAATTAGAACTGGGTCAAAGCCAGCAACAACTGCGCCTGATGCAGATGCGAGACCGTTTACGCCAGCACCCATTGCGTTAGCAGGTGATGCTTCCCATAGGTTTTGCATTGAACGGGCTTCTTCTTGTAGAGCACGCTCTTGATTTTCAAGAACGAGAGCAGTAACAGCACGCTTGTAGTTGTCTGTGATTGCTGGGAGTTCTGGGTGATCAAGAACTGGTGCCCACTTCTTTGCATATGTTTCGTTAATATACATGATAGTGTTTCCTCAGTTAAATTAAATTAGGCTTTTGGAGCCGTTTTTGATAGAGACTTAACATAATGTGCCATTAGACCATGAACTTGTGCTACTTCCTGGGTTTCTTCGGAAACCGTCGTTTCCTCAACAGCCTTAACCTCACTCATCACTTTATTGGCTGGGAAATAGTTCTCGCGAATTACTGCGAGCTTATTATTAAACTCACCCTCTGTGGTGAACTCCACGCCCTCTGCGAGCGATATCATTTTGCCGATTTGTACTTCGGTTAGACCTTCACAAATCTTGCGAATTGCTTCGTGCTTCTTTGCAGCATTTAGTTCTTCAGTCAAAGACTTAATCTTTGATGCTGCTTCTTCTTCAGCGGCTGTTAGGCTTTCTTCAAGTTCAACAACCTTAACTGCTAGTTCTTCTGCTACATCAACCTTCTCATCTGGAATTTCAATGTAGTGCTCAGCGAATAGATTCTTTAGACCGCCGATGAAGTCATCAACGAGTTCTGCGCGAAGACCTGATTCAATAGCAACTTGATTATCTTCAACCCATTGTTCAACAACGTAGTTTAGATATTGATCAACTTGTTCTGATAGATCGTTCTTGATTGTTTCTACAGCTTCTGCGATAATTGTTTCGTTATCAGCAATAACATCTTCGACAATCTTTTCAACACGTGATTGAACAGCTGCTTCGAAAATTGTTGTTGCTTTTGTGCGGAATTCTTCTGATAGTGATTCACCATTGAAGAGAGCGTCGACATCTTCTACCATTGAGCCTTTATGCTTGGCGACCATGTCCATCTTCATTTTCTTCTTGGCTTCAACTAGTTCTTCTTCAGAAATTTCATCAACTTCTTCAGTTGCTTCAGCTGAGATTTCTGCAGTTTCTTCTTCCGAAGACTCTTCTGCTACAACTTCAGCAGTCTCAGAAGTTTCTGTTTCTTCCATAGCCTGTGTTTTTGCAGTCTTTGCGTCGCCCTTTGCGGCTGGCTTTGATGCCTCGCCCGCAGCTGCTGCTACTTTCTTACCAACTTCACCACCATCTGGGGTTTCAGCTGTTGCGCCACCGAGATCAACCATCTCGCCTTCTGGTTTCTGCATTGGATCCTTTGCAGCATTCATTGATGCTTTTAGAATTTCAGCAGCGGATTCTGATAATGTCTTTGCCATTGTAGTTAAACTCCTAAAGAAGTAATATTATTTATAAATTTTAAAGTTTTGACAAGAAGTTCGAGAAGACCTTCAATGCAACTTCATCTATTTGCTTTTGTTTTGCTGTTTTAATTTGCTCATAATAGGCATTGATGTCAACTTCTTTGACTTTGCCATTATCCCAAACCCACTCTTTACCTTCCATAATACCTTGAACAAAAGCACCAGGTGCGGATGGATCCGCTACAATATCAGCCGCTGTGGCTAGATAATAGTCATCTTGAACCACGTTAACACCGTTCACTTCTTTAAGTGAGCCCATGCCACGTGATGATACACCAAGGGTTGCACCGCCTTCCATTAAGGACTTGGCGATTTTACCCATTGGGGTTTCAAGAATTTTTGCTTTACCAATCCATTGATTGCCTTCTTGCTTCAATGAAGTGATTAAATGTGATACGCGATCGAGATTAATCGATGGGGAATCTGGATGACCTAATTCACCGAATGCGCGATTTTTCTTAACGTATTCTTCGTTGTAACGACCAACTTCTTTTGCAAGAGTATCTGTCTTATACATACGACCGTTTTTGTTTTTTGTTTCAGCAACTAGAAACGGACCCTGAATGAAGAGAGATTTCACACCGTTCTTTTCTTCGGTG